TAGTTTCTGGAACCGCATATCGTGCAGAAATTCCACTTAATACTTCTACAGGAAACTTCACGGTGAAGGGTTCTGACTTTAGCGATATTAATATAACATCTAGTGGAACTGGAACGGTTTTTGTTTCTCTTTCTCGTTCTTTTAGCGTCACATTCAATAATAATTGGGGTGGACAATTTAATAATCTTTCTACTGGTCAAGAGATTTACTTTGGAACTGACTATCTTCTTCCAAATACAAATCCTTCTATTGATAATGGCGTTACTCCATTTTATCTTAATAAGATAAATAATGAGACTGGCAAGATATATATTGCCGCCCCATTGCCATCTGCTCCGAACGCATACGCTATTGCTGGAGGAAGCACTGGCCTTATCACCATTACATCTTTTGGTTCTGGTCAGTCTTACTATGCTCTTAGAAAGTCATTCCAATCACTTCCATTTGGAGACTTAATTACTCCTAGCACTATTCAATTCCTAAACGAAAACGAAATTGTTAGTTTTTCTAGCACTAATACACTTCCATCTCCGCTAGTTGCTGGAACTGATTATTCGATTAAGTTGTCTGGAAATTCATTCAAGGTATATCTTGGCTCAACACTACAGAATTTAACTACTCCCGGCATTGGTCAACTTAGCGTTGATATTATTCGTCAATTTAATGTTCTTCCATCTACTAGCATAGATGCTGACCAATCTCACTTCAATACTGGTGATGCTGTTGTTCCTCGCGCTAAAGAAGGCGATGTATTGCCAACTGGATTAACTGCTGGAACGACATACTACGCTCGTAGGCTAGACAATAATTCATTTGAGCTATACGACACCTCTAATAACGCAAGGAATGAGGCTTCGGTAGTTGGTCGCAGGTCTTATACCACTAGCGGAAACACCAATGAATCTACATTCATTATTGACTCTGTAACTCCACCAACATTCGTTAAGTCTGTTTATCAAGTCGATAAGCCGATTACTGAGGGTTACGTGTCGCTTTACGCTTACGACTATGGCCGTAGCAATGATATGACGCTGATTGGTCAGTATCATCCTTCTGAAGTCAATCCGCAGTATCGCAGGATTCGCATTGGCAAACCTTGTGCTTGGGCTAGGATTTCTTACAGGATTCAGACTCCATCAATCAGCAGTGTTTACGATTTTATTCCTCTTGAGCAAGATAGAGCAATCATTACTGCTGTTCACGCTTGCGATTTGGAAGATAAAGATTTTGCTGATCAATCGGCTCGCTACTGGCAGATTGCTTTTGCTTATCTAAAGAATCAGCAAGAGAGTATTGATGGTCATGCAATGGTTACACCACAAATAAATTCCGTTTGCTACGCAGAGGGAGATGGCGCAGATCCAGTAATGTTCTAATGAAAAGCGCACAGATTACCTCAGGAAGAGAAGTCAAGGCTTCGTCTGGCTGGCTTCTAGGCGTGAACTCGGTTCGCAACCCTTGGGCATTACCTGACAATCAAATTAAATGGGCCGTAAATTGCTCTGTTCGCGGCGGGGTTGCTCAGACTAGGCCGGGATATTCTATGAGGCTTTCTCTGCCTCCCGGCAACTTTCAAGGAGGCATTTTATTTTCATCCAACAAGCAGTCTAACGCATCCGAGTCAATAGTCCAAAATGGAGTAACAAAAGTTGTTCCAGCACAGATTTTCAATCCAGATGGAACTAGTGTTGTTGCTGATGAAATTCCTTATGTGGTCTTTGCTGTAAACGGCAGCGTTTACTACTCTCCGTTTCCATTAACTCAACCTAAAAGCTGGGAAGATTTTCGACTCAAAAATATCCAGCTTGATCCAAGCGTAGATCAGTTTGTTTTTACTCTAGCAACCCAGACCGCACAGGTTTCAACTGGTGGCGATGTAACGGTAACTCCATCGCATCGAATCGTTGTAATTCAAGATGGCATTTCCGCCCCTGCATACTGGGATGGATCAAATCAAACTGGAATCCAGACAACTTCTATTCCTACTGGATACTGGATGGCATTTAGTGGAAATCGCCTTTGGGTTTCCGCCAAGAATATCGTGTTGGCATCAGATCTTGGAGATCCAACTTCTTTCACTGAAAGGTTGACTGGAACTGGCCGTGGTGACTTTGCGTTTGCTCGCGTTGTCACTGGAATGACTAATTACATTGGTCAAGATAACGACACAAAACTTATTGTATTTACTGATCGTGCGACATACTCACTGGCAAGTGGAATCTACGACAGAACGCAGTGGATAAGCACAGCTAACTTTCAAACCACATTGTATCCAACTATTGGATGCGTTGCTGGCAAATCTATTTCTTTCCAAGCTGGACAAATGTGGTGGTATTCCCAAGGCGGACTAATATCTGCTGACATTGCGGCGTCAGTCTACGTTACATCGGAGTCGCTTTATCGAGATGTTGAGATGGCTCGCATTAAGGCATACATGGCTGGAGAAACGTCTAAGATTTGCGCGATGACATTTGAGAATTACCTTCTCTATTCTGTGCCATATCTTGAGCCTTGCAACTCTGCTACGATGGTTCTTGACTACGCTCCAGCAGCAGAGTGGGGAACTCAAAAGATTCCTGCATGGTGTGGCGTATGGACTGGCACTCGTCCCGTAGAATGGATTTCTGGAGTGATTGATGGTGCGCCTCGTTGCTTCCATTTTTCTATTGATTACTCAGCAACAAATGATGGCTCATACAACCATCTCTGGGAGTCATTCACTGAGCGCAGGGCTGACACCTATTTTGACATAGATCCAGATGGGGGGATCATTGAAAAAGTCAATCGAATTTATTGCCAAATGGAAACTGGGCTTTTAGGAGATGGCCTTGATTTCAAGCAATTCCAGTATGGCGAAATTGAGGCTTGCGAAATCGGCGGAACTGTGGATGTCAAGGCTTCGTATCGAGGATCGAAGGGGACATATCAAAGTATTCTTGAAACAAAAATATTGGCAGTTACTGACGATTATCAGTGGGTCAATACAGACTTTTCTGACGAGATAGAGAGTCTTGGATTTCTAAACACACAATATCGCAGATTAGTGACTGAAAGCACCACCAGAAGGGCATCGTATATTACCTGTGAATCAAAACTGACCAATGACATTGATAAGGCATTTTCCATGCTTATCGAGTGGTGCGGTGAATTTGGCGTTGAGTCATTGAGGATATTCCTTGATCCTTGGAGTGAGCGCAGCACTGGTGTTCCTAATGCTCCAGAAGTCAAATCGTGTGTTATTTCTCAGGATGGAACCAGCCTAACCGTTGATCTTCTACCAAGCCCATACGAGCAAGCTGACACATCTCAAAAATCTTGGTGGGCTAAAGAATATAGAACGGTCAGCCTCACATGCACTGCTGATCCAAGTAAATCTATTTCGGCAACAGCATCAGCGAGCTTCCTTTCTAGCATATCTCAAATTGATGCAAAAACCCAAGCTGGCATTCTTGCTGAAAATGCAGCAAGCAATGCGGCGAAACAATATCTGGCTCAAAACCCTTGCTAATATGCCATCAATTACTACAGCAACTAGAGAAGTAACTAGCTTCCCGTTTAAATACATTACTCCTTTCAAAAATGATCCCATTGTTCCATTGTATTCCTCAATTCCTCTATTCAATCCAGAGAAAGGATGTCTGCCTTGCGCTGCTTGTGGAAATTACGCTGATCGCAAAAAAATCATTGCACAACAGGCAAACCGATTTAAAGATTATATTCCTAACGATATTGCAGGTAACAATGCAAAAGTTGGATTTAATTAATAAATATGAAAACCCGAATAGACTATCGGCTTGTTCCTAAAGACTCATTTGAATTTGGAAACCTTCAAGACTTTGCTGAGTCGTTTGACCACAAGATTAACAATCATCCGAACATCAATGTTTACGCTCATTATCGGAATGGTGAGCTGTTTGGCTATTCTGACCATGTTTTTCTTCCTGTTGTTTATCCATCTTTCCATCCGAAATTTTCTAGGCCGCAAGATGTAATCCAAGTTATGAGTGACTGG